CGACCGGGAGACCAAAGTCTCCCGAAAATAGATTTATCTATTTGATTCAGCTGGTCAGCTGAATGTTTTCGGTTTCACTAAGTCTGGTTATCTATTAATAGATAACTTAACGTGGTGATATTTTAATGTAGTTGTTAACCTGAGCAAGGTTACTCATCAAAAGTAATATTTATAACGGTAGGACTGATATAATCAGCTCTATAATTATCAAATACTATTTTATGATTATTCCTGAAGTTTATTGCATTATTAATAATGCTTGTAAACTGCGGGTACGTGTTCAGTGTTTTTAAATCTTCACCTTTAATTTTAACCTTAAATTGTTTTACCAACTTGGTGAACAATCGTGATGGCTTTGATGAAATTTTATATAGATTTAATGGTTCACCATTAAGTATATCTGAAATTTGACCATAGCTCTCGATTTCTTCAACGAGCTTGTAAACGGTTTCAAGGTTATTGAAAGAAGAAGTAGCAATTCTGACCTTCTCCAAATCCAGCTTATTCATCAACTGTTTGATAATCAAACGGTTAAGGTATATTGCTGATCGGGAGAAAACATTACACGTTTTGGTAGTTTGATTTTGAGTTAATTTAACGTTCTGATTTATCAGTCGTTCAATTGTCTCGTCTATCAAACTGAGAAGGCGCTTCCTCGTTGAATGTTGAAATAATTTTGTAATTTGATCCAAACTTAAGCTTGGATTTGAAAACCAAATTATTCCAGATTCGACGTTTAAGCTTTCTATAACCTGTCCTAACCCTCGGGCTGGACAAGGCGGAAAGGTAGCCATCTCAATTGCCAATTGCGGATTATATCCGAGATTTGCAATACGTGTAATCATTTTGAAATCAAAATCACCGACGACACCTCTATCGTTCAGATCGTTTATTAATGTTATAAATGCCTCAGGGTCTTCAATGTAGCTTTTTAGCATACATGGATTACCCGGAGTTATTTCATGACCATTAATAACTATCCGTTTGGCTATTTCCAATACTTTATTGGGATGGTTAGGCTCTAATAGGTTTGTCCCAGAATCGGTTTCACTTGTGAAACCTTTGATAGGATTAACTTCTACTTCAAGTAACTGTTGCATTATTAATGAATAGCGACTTGATGCAGTTTTACCTAATAAAGCTATATCATCTCCAATAACCCCGTACTGGGGTAATACACTCTTTTTAGCGTCCGAGTCCATATTAATACAGACTTTGGCGATAAGATGATGTGTTATTGCTAACATAGCCCATGACGATAACGCGCCCATTGGTTGACCACAATTATAGCGTAATAAGGATTCTTTATCTGGAGATCTAAAATCTCGGTCAGTCATGATTTTTAACCATAACTTGCCTATATTTTTGTTATATATCTTAGAAAGTATCAAACTTTGTAATCCACTAGGTAATCGGTCTGTTGCTGCTGATAAGTCTAAACTAGAAAATTCTAGTTTATCCGTATAATCATCAATAGTCCATATACTAAGGATTTTACTCAACTTACAGTGATCAAACGTCCCGTCTTCTGGGATATCTTTTAAGATATCAAAGAGTGCGTGATGTAGACCACCAAGAGCTGATTGAGTGACCCAATCTACGATAGCAAATAGTCTAGCTTTAGCCCCACTTTCTATTTTAATAGAAAGTTTGGATGTATCTAAACTATTAATATCTCCATCTAAAATTTCTGGTTTATAAAAATGAGCAAGAAGTAACACTTTCCT